GTAGAGCTTGCCTTTGACCGATGGAACTTTGAAGCCCTGCGACAGCAGTTTGTCGCTGAAGGGATACCTGAAGAAAAAATGATTAGCTTTGGACAGGGGTATGTTTCTTTAAGCGCACCGACAAAAGAACTGGAAAAGATTGTGCTTTCACAAAAGCTAATCCATAACAACAACCCTGTCCTGCGGTGGAACGCAAGTAATGTTTCCGTTGAGATTGATGCGGCGGAAAACATTAAGCCGAGCAAAAAGAAGTCAACAGAAAAGATAGACGGTATCGTTGCTTTGGTGATGGCTTTAGGCAGGGCTATAACTCAGCCAGCGGAGGAAGGGTCGGTTTACGATAAGAGAGGAATTATCAGCTTATGAACCTTTTCCAGAAAATGATAGTGGGGGTTGGTCGTGCCAGATATTTATACAATCAGGCCGTAAGTGGTAAGCCCATCAGCGCCGAAAGCTCAAGCGAAGCGGGCTGGAACATTTTAGGCTCAGGGGTTATGACGGCGGCGGGCGAACGCATAACGGAAAAGACCGCTATGCAAGTTGTGGCTGTTTATGCTTGCGTTAAAATCTTGGCGGAAACCGTTGGTATGTTGCCGCTCGTGGTTTACAAGCGGTTGCCAGATGGCGGCAAAGAAAAGGCCGTTGGACACCCGCTTTACAGAATACTGCATGACAGCCCTAACGACTTCCAAACGGCCAGCGAGTTCAAGCAAATGATGGAAGGACATGCCGCGCTAAGGGGTAATGCTTACGCGGAAATAAAATGGCGGTTCGGCTTAGAAGTGGACTCGCTAACACCCTTACACCCAGATAGCGTTACGCCCACGACCAACGACGAAGGCGTTTACGCCTACGAAGTCAAAGACCCAAAGACGCAACGAACACGGAAGGTTCAGTTCTCTGATATGTTCCACTTGAAGGGGCTGAGTAGCGACGGCCTTGTTGGGCTTAGCCCTATACAACAAGCGAGGGAGTCGCTTGGCATATCAAGAGCCGCAGAAAAGTTTGGCGGCTCATTCTTTGGTAACGGTGCTAATGCTGGCAATGTATTGCAACACCCAAGCAAGTTAAGCCCCGAAGCAAAGGTGTTCCTAAAGGAGTCTATCTCTGAGCATACGGGTTCTGACAACTCGCATAAAACACTCATCCTTGAAGAAGGAATGGAGTGGCATCACCTTGGCGTTACGCCAGAGGAAAGCCAGTTCTTGCAGACAAGGAAGTTTCAGGTTACGGACATCGCAAGGCTTTTCCGCATACCGCCGCATTTGCTGGCAGATTTAGAAAAGGCAACATTCAGCAACATTGAACACCAGAGCTTGGAGTTCGTTATCTATTCCATGATGCCTTGGTTTGTGGCATGGGAACAGATAGTTGCAAAGAAACTGCTCGTTGCTGAAAGGGATAAAGATTATTTTGTAGAGTTTATGGCGGACGCTTTGCTTCGTGGCGACACCAAGACGAGGTACGACGCTTATGCGGTTGCTATAAATACAGGCTTTATGAATAGGAATGAAGTTCGGGCGCTTGAAAACTTAAGTCATGTAGAAGGACTGGATGAATACCTTGTACCGCTCAATATGGGCGACCCTAATAAAAAGCAAGACCCGAACAGAACAGGGGATAAGGACGGGCAAACGGCCACTACCATAAAGGAAAATAAAGAACCGTTTGCAGTCCTGTTCTCTGACGCTACGGACAGGATAGTGAGCGCGGAAAACCGAACATGGGAAAAACATAATCGAAGAAGCGGCAACTGGGTAACAACTTTTAATATTCGGCACTTGACATACATCAAAAAGACGATACAACCTATAGCGCAGGCATTTGAACAGGAAACAGGCCGCAAGGTTGATGCCGAATTACTTGCAGACTGCATAATCAACAGCTTGTCGTTTGAAAACAAAAACAGGGCAGAGCAGATAAAGAACCTTTTCGTTAAAACCTTTTTAGAGGAAAAGAAAGATGAGAAAATATCCTAAGATTGTAGATGGCATCCTTGGAACGGCATGGGCGATACTGCCAGAAAAGCTGAATGAGATATTGGCTTTTATAAATGTAAGGCTTGAGGGTTGCATTTACTCGGAAGAAGAAGTTGCAGAAAAGGTAGGCAGGGTTGCGACGAAAGCCAAAAACATAAAAGGCAATATCGCCATACTTCCCATCCAAGGCGTTATCTCGCAGAAGATGGGTTCTTTGCATCATATAAGCGGCGGAACATCAACAGAGGAGTTTGGCGCGTGGTTTGATGCCGCTGTCGCAGACCCATCTATCGGGGCTATTGTATTTGATGTGAACAGCGCGGGCGGTAATGTGTATGGAGTGCCAGAGCTTGCCGCGAAGATAAGAGCCGCAAGCGGCAGGAAACCTGTTATCGCGGTAGCTAACGCTATGATGGCATCGGCGGCGTACTGGATTAGTTCTGCCGCTGACGAGATAGTTGTAACGCCAAGCGGCGAAGCTGGCAGTATTGGCGTACTGGCAGTCCATACCGATACGAGTGTGGCTGAAGAAAAGGCTGGCATAAAGACTACGGTGCTGAAGGCTGGAAAGTACAAGGCGTTAGGCCATCCGCACGAACCGCTAAGCGACGAGGCCGCGAACCAGTTACAGACTCGCGTTGACGAATACTACGATATGTTTGTTGGCGATGTTTCTGTTGGCAGGGGCTACACGAAAAAAGAAGTGATGGCTGGCTTCGGGCAGGGTAAGATGGTCGGCGCGGATGAAGCTGTAGAGAACGGGCTGGCCGACAGGGTAGCCACGATGCAACAAGTCATTCTTAGGCTTGCGGGTAGCGATAGTAAAGCTAAGCCAGCCGCCAGAAAGAGCAGGGCGAAGCTGGAAAGCATAAGGCATAAAAACTAAAACGGCGGTAGCCGTTAGTGATTGGCGGTAGCCAGATGTATTTGTATTTTATTTAAGGAAGTTATAATGAACAAGAAACTATTAGCCAAACTTTTTGCAGACAGGCAGACAGCGGTTGACAGCATGAACGCGATGGTTGCCCTTGCGGAAGGTGAGGCGCGCGATTTAACGGAAGACGAGCAAAGGGACTTTGATGCCTTGACTGCTTCCGTAGAAACCCTTGATGCTCGCATCGAAAGGGTCGAAAAGCTGGCAAAGATGGAAGCCGAGAGTACAACTGCGGTTGAAACCGAAACCATCGACGAAACCGTTAAGGAAGTTGCCAGCGTAACAAAACCTGTTCCGCAGGTTGTAATACCTGCGACGGTTCGCAGAGGTGCAATTCTGCACAACATCGTTGGCGAGCGCGACGGTGTTAGCGCAGAGGAAAGAGCTTACCGAGCTGGTAAGTGGATACTGGCCTGCGCTGGACACAAGCCTTCAATTCAATGGTGCGCCGACAGGGGCATCGCCCCGCGATGGACTGCTACGCACGAAGAAGGCGTAAACACAACGGGTGGATACCTTGTTCCTGACGAGATTGACCGCGACATCATTGACCTTTCCAACAAGTACGGCATCTTTCGCCAGAAAGCAAGGGTAAGCCAGATGGCCAGCGAAACCAAGAGCCGACCACGCAGAACGAGCGGCCTGACGGCTTACTTTGTAGGCGAGTCCGAAGCCGCTACGGAAAGCACAAAAGGGTGGGATAACACCACGCTGACCGCAAAGAAGTTGGTCGTGCTTTCTCGCATCTCAAGCGAACTCCGTGAAGATGCGATTATCTCTGTAGCCGATGACCTTGTTGGCGAGATTGGCAAGGCGTTCGCAGAGAAGGAAGACAACTGCGGGTTCATTGGAACTGGAACAGGAACATACGGCGGCATCGTTGGCACGAACCAGCGACTGTTGGATGTCAACGGCGTTGACGATGGCGGCGGCCTTGTCCTTGGTGCAGGCACTACGATGGCCGCAATAACCCTTGCGAACCTTATCAAGGTTATTTCGATTTTACCAGACTACGCCGAAAGCGGCGCGGAATGGTACTGCCACAAGCTGTTCTTCCATCAAGTGATGAGCGCACTTCTTGCGGCAGGCGGCGGCAACACGATAGCTACTCTTGAAGGTGGACCGACTGGCAGGCAGTTCCTTGGCTATCCAGTCAACTACTCGAATGTCTTTCCGAATTCTGACGCGACCAGCCAAATCCTTTGTATCTTTGGGGATTTAAGGCTGGCCGCTGACTATGGCGACAGAAGGGCTACGCAGATTGCTTTCAGTGAGCATGCAAGCGTCGGTAGCGAAAGTGTCTTTGAGCGCGACCAGATTGCGGTTCGTGGAACTGAAAGGTTCGACATCAATGTTCACGATGTTGGAACGGCTTCTGCGGCTGGACCGATTGTGGGCTTGATAAGCGCCGCAAGCTAATCAGGGGATAAGCACCTGAAAGAATATAAGTATAAACAAAACTGAGTTTTAGTTTTAGGAGTTTTAAAATGGTACACGGACAAGAAGGCGCTATTGTTTTACTGCCAGCCGCAACCGTTGCAACAGACGCTTCGCATAGCATGGTGTTCGACACTAAAGGCTATGAGTATGCGACTATTGATATTATCGTTGGCACACACGCTACAGATGGCGGCGATATTACCGTTTGTAAGTTGGTTGAGCATAGCTCGGTAACGGCTCATGCTTCAATGACTGATGTTACGGCGTTTGTTGGCGGAACAGAAACCAGTACATCTGTCGGGTTTGTTATCCCGTCGGATGCCGCTCTTGGCGCGGGTGGAGTCATTGAGTTCAATGTTGATTTGAAGAAGCGAGAAAGGATGCTCGGTGTAGTGCTGACTACTGGCACGACCACGATGCAGATTTCCGCTATCGGAAAATTAACCCGCTCAAAAGAGAGCGCGGATACTGCGGCAGAGAAGTCTGGACCAACAATCCATTCTCTGACAAGTGCGACCGCTTGCGGGGTAGTAGTGAACGGTTAAAAAAATCCTTGCCTTGGGAAGTCTGGGCGGCGTAAGCCGCTCGGCTTCTTTGGCAAGGGCAAACAAGAACACGGAATAAGGTAAGGATGCGAAACAATGAATAACGGAAAAGTAAAACTTAATTTAGGCGGCGGCGACTTTATAGTTGACGGATACAGGAACATTGACCGCAAGTTCGGGCTGGAAGTGTATCCTTTGCCTGTCGAGTACGCAGATGGAACAGTTGACGAGATACGGGCGAGCCATATCTTGGAACACTTTAGCGGCAGGGAAACATACAAGGTACTGAAGCATTGGGCTGACAAGCTAAAGGTCGGCGGCGTTATCAAGGTGGCCGTACCAGACTTTAGAAAAATAGCACAGGACTACTTGAGCGGCAAGGCGGAAAAGACTGCCTCTTTTGTTATGGGCGGCCAAGAAGACGATAACGATTATCATAAGGCCGTATTTGACGAAGAAAGCGTTACGAAGTTGCTTGAGGCTTGTGGCCTTACGAACATTGAAAAGTGGCAAGATGAAATACAAGACTGTTCCAGCTTTGATGTCAGCCTGAACCTGATGGGAACGAAGGCAGAGCCGTCGCGGTTGTGTAGCGAAAACAAACCAGCGGCAGAAGGAACGGTTACATCGCAAGTTGACTGCAAGAAGGTTGCCGCCGTTATAAGTATGGGCAGGCTGACCTTTTCGGATAACCAGTTTTGTGCGACGAAGGCGTTAGCGCCGCTCGGCGTAGAATTGATACAGGGCATCGGGGTGTTCTGGGGTCAACTGTTAAGCCGCTCGATACAGCAGGCGATTGATAAAGGCAAGGAATACATCCTTACGCTTGACTATGACACCTATTTCAACAAGGAACAGTTCCTTTATCTTTGCTGGCTAATGAACAGCAACCCAGATGTTGACGCGATAGTTCCGTTGCAGATAAGGCGAGAGGGCGACTTTCCTTTGCTTGGCAAGTACGAAGCCGACAGGTTTCCAAAAGGGCAAAAGACCACACAAGTACCGATGGATGTTTTTTCTGAACCGCTTACGCCTATTGTAACTGGACACTTCGGCATGACGCTATTACGGGTGTCTGCCCTAAAGAAACTAAGTAAGCCTTGGTTCAAGGGCGAGCCAAACGAAGATGGTGAGTGGGGCGACAATCGCGTGGACGAAGACATTTACTTCTGGAACAAGTTCTACGACGAAGGCTTCAAGGCCGTACTTGCAAGAGAAGTGGGTATAGGCCATATGCAGTTGATGTGTACCTTTGCGGGAACTTGGGATGAACGCTGGAAGCCAAGGCATATGTATATCACCGATGTTAGAGAGAAGGGTATCCCAGAACATTGTTTGCCGCCGCTTAGTGCGTCGGTAAAGAAAGGTGGTAACGATGCCACGACTTGAAATACTTAGGCCGCATGGCATGCTGGCTGTCGGCGATGAAATAGAAGTGCATAAGCCCATAGCTATTGAGCTTGTTCGCAACGGGATAGCGAAGTATATAGACGGCGAAGTTGTGGCAAAGAAAAAAAGAAAAGTAAAAAAAAGGAGTAAATAATGGCAAACCCAACAAGATTAGAAGGCGATGTGTATGTTAGTGGAAACCTTTCGGCGCAAACCATGACGCCGAACACTAATTCGATTACGGACTCGATGGTAAACGCTGCCGCCGATATTGCCGCTACAAAACTTGAACACCAATATAAGGTGAACTACGGCGAGGAGTCGGCTACTGCCGCGACTGCGCTTGTCCGTCCTATTCATGTTGTTTATGGAACGGCTGGCTCGATAGTTGCCTTTTCTGTTAGTTCTGTTGTTGCGGCGAGCGGTGCAGGCGCAAGCGTTGAGGTTGACTTGCTAAAGAACGGCACGACAGTCCTGACAACAAAGGCCATCTTGACAACAAACGAAACAGCATACGAAACCGTCAATGCTGTTATAGGCACGACGGTTCTTGCGGCTGGCGATGTTTTGGAAATGAGTATTGGAACACCTACTGCGACTGCACCAAAAGGCATAAGTGTTGACTTAACCATAAGGGAAGGTGCGGTGTAATATGATTTACGAACTGGAAACAAGCGTCGAGCCTGTTTTCTATCCTGTTACACTTGAGGAAATGCGACTGCACTTAAGGGTAACCGATGGAACGGAACTGGAAGTGGATTTTGGCGGCGTTGCGACAACGCTGAACGACGGCGCAGAAACTGGCATACCGTCGGCTTCACATGGGCTAAGCACAAGCGGCGGTGATTTTGTTATCGTAAGCGGAACAGCGAAACATGATGGGGCTTACTTGGCTACCGACAACACGACAGATGATATTATTGCAATACCTAATGCCTATGTAGCTGAAACCTTTATTGGCACAGAAAGGGTGTTTAATGGCGGCAACGAAGACATAAAGATTTTCAACCTGATGAAAGCCGCCGTTGATGTCTGCGAGAAGTGGGAAGCAAAGGCTTACGCACAAAGAACGCTGGTACAAAAGTGGAACGCCTTTCCTGTGGCCATCAGGCCAGCCCGTTCACCGCTGGTTAGCGTTACAAGTATAGGCTATATTGATACGGCAGGCGACGACCAAACACTTAGTTCTGCATTGTATCGGGTTAGCGATGCCGTAGAACCTGCGATTATCGTGCCAGAGTTCGGGCAGGTATGGCCGTTTACACAAATGACAACGGCGGCGGTAACGCTGACTTATGTTGCTGGTTATGCAACGCGAGCGGAAATACCAGAACGAGCGAAGCAGGCCGTTATGATGCTGGTCGGGCATTGGTTCGAGAACAGAGAAACCGTTGTTGTTGGAACAACCGCTTCGGAAGTGCCGCTGGCAGTACAGGCGCTTTTAAGCATTGACTCAAGGAATATAGTTTGAGGATTGGCAAGCTAAGACATTATGTTGCCGTCAAGACGGCTTCTACTTCTGCGGACAGCTATGGCGAAGAAATAGAAACCTTTGCAACCGCTTTGTCTGGGTGGGCGAGTATTGAACCAGTAAGCGGCCAAGAGATTATGAGCGCGCAGCAACAGATAGGCGAACTGACCCATAAAGTTCGCATGCGACACAACTCGGCCATAACAGTTAGGGCGAGAGTTTATTTTGGAAGCAGGATACTTGAGATTGTTTCCGTTAGGAACTTCCAAGAAAGAGGCCATTGGGTTGAAATGATGTGTAAGGAAATTATTTAAGGATACGACGATGCCGCAGACAGAGCCTTGTGTGCAGGGAATGGAAAACAAGACGCGAATAAACAACCTTGTGAAAGACATGGACGATTTTAAAGATACAATCCGTGCTTTTGAAGCGGATATATGGAAAGCGGTTAACGATATTAAAAACGATTTAGTACATCGACCGTCGTGGACCGTTACGCTTTGGATAACGGGCTGTACTTCTACAACATTAGCTATGCTTGTTTATGTTTTAACTCATATACTGGGGAAAGGGTAAATGAATATAGTTTATAAAAAACTTAAACGGCTTGTTATTGATGGCGATTATAGTAATACTAAAATCGAGAAACTTGAATTGTCTGAGTTTAAGAAAGAAGCAGGGTTTAAGGGCGAGCGTATAAGTAAAAAAGTATATGAGGCCGCAAAGAAACGAATAAAAAAAGAACGACAAGTGAAACAACAACAAGCGATAGCCGATAAGGTTTTGGGTAAAATAAAAACAATACTACCGAAAGCGGAAATGGATTTTAATCCGCTTACAAAAGAGGTTTATATATATTTTGAAGGCAAGAATATCGAGGGTAAACTGTAATGGCTGAATATTATGTCAGCAACGAAAAAGATACAGAGGACTTCTATCAGTTTGTTAATGCGTCCGATATAGGTGGCGGTACAGCCGCGTCTGCTTCTGACATTATAACAGACTTGGATTTTAATCCGACAGGCACTTTATCGGCGGGCGATATAATACAAGTTAATTGTGGTGGTTCGCAAGAAACTTATGAAGTATTAGATTTTGAATACAACGAAGTAGATGAATGGTGGGAGTTGACTGTCGATAGAAACTTGGGTGTAACTGGTTGGGTGGATATTTGGTTTGACTCTGCGCAAGATGGCACGTCAAACAATCCTTATGTAACTATCGGGCAAGCATTAGCGGTCGCCGATAACGATGATGTTATATATATTAAACGCAACCCGACAGAGGTATGGCCGAAGTACGCACTTGCCGAACGCGACCAGTTTAAAAAGGCATTAGTTCCTACGGGCGAGGGCGATGTAACCACTAACCGTATTATGAAGATAATCGGTTATCATACAAGCGAAAGCGATATGCAGTATGGCGGGACGTATTATCAATCGGCTTGGGAAATGTATCGTGATGGTGTGGACGAAACAAAAATCGTAAGAATTGACGGGGAAGATGGTATTGCAAATCTTCTTGATTTATCTTTAAAGGAAGTAATAACCATAGAAAATATATGGTTTATGAATTGCACCAGCGACGCAATAGCGACATTGTTAACACACGGTTGTAAGTTTAACCATTGCGTGTTCTCTGGAACGAATGTTATCATCGGTGGCATGCACTACGGCAACGAATTTAACGATTGTTACTTTTACGATATAGCTTTTAGCGGTGATATATATGCGTTTCAAAATGAAATAAACAATTCGGGTAATAGAGTTTGTAATTGTGTTATAGATTTATCGGGCGCAGCCGCTACTAAAGCGGGCTTGGCACTTTCGGGTGCGGCTTCAACGCTCGGCGGCAATCTTTATTTCAATAACTTAATTATAAGCGGTGAATATCCTTATCTTGGACGAGGGGGCGATATAGTAAAAAATAATATATTTTATGGTGGCGATTTGGGTATGTATATTGACGTTGCGGCAACCGCAACGACGATAGTAATAGAGGGAAACATTTTTCTTATGACGGTAAGCGCAAACAAGGGGATAAGTTTGGTTGGCGAGGGTGCAATACGAGAGTCGTATAATTGTTTTTGGTCAACCGAAAACGGTGGCGAACAATTAGACGACCCGATTGATGATGGTGGTTCACCCGTAACTTTGGGCGAGGGAAGCATTGAAGCAGACCCGTTATTTGTTGATGTTGACGGCAAAGATTTTAGATTACAATCTGGAAGCCCTTGTTTTAATATGGGCGCAAAAATGTTTGGCGGGTATAGTTCGATGGGTGTTTGGCAACAGAAACAAGGAACAAGAAGAAAGAGGGTAAGACAATGATAAAAAATACGGCAGGGCAAAAGCTGGCTGTTTACGCTCACGATACAATAGCGGACGAACCCAAGACGGGCGACGCCGCAAATATAACCGCATACTTTAGCAAAGACGGGGCGGAAGAAGTTGTCAGCGACGATACAAACCCGACCGAACTTGACGCAACAAATATGAAAGGGATATATTTGTTTACGCTAACGCAAGATGAAACGAACTGCGATTTATTTGTAGCTTGTGCTGAAAGCAGTACGGCGGGTGTTTTACTTGACCCTGTAATTTTAACTACGAGAGAAGTTATGGTAGGAACGGATAGTGCGGCACTTGCAAGCGTTTGTACGGAAGCAAGGTTGGCTGAACTTGACGCCGCAAACTTGCCAACCGATATAGCCGCAGTACAAACTACGGCAACCGCTATCGACGATTTAATAAAAGCAGATGGCGATGGCGACCTAAAGTTTATTAAGGACGTACTTGAGGGCGACGCAGAAATTGATACAGGGCAAACGCCTTGGGAGTTGGTCATTAAAATAAAAGATACCGATACAGAATTGATACGAAAGGCATTAAAAGATGTGTCGGGCGGTAATGTAACGGCAACGACTACTATAGTTGGAACACAGGAAGAACCAGCATAATGAGGAATTACCCCGCAAGTTTATTATTGGGCTTTGGGTCGGGTGAAGGAGTACAAACTTCAACGCCGACTTTTACATCAGTTGTTGACGACGAAAGCGGAACGACTTGCACTTTAACGGTTGCTGGTTCTGGAACGATACAGGCTTATTATAGAGCAAGCGGTAGCACGACGTGGACAACGGGCTTAACTCGTAGCGGCGATGGCACGATACAGCAAACGGGCTTGACAAACAACAAGAAATATGATTTTTATATAACCGCAGAAGCGGTTGGCATGGCAGAGTCGAAGCCAAGCAGGATTTTACAGGTCGTTATTACAAGCGGCGGCGTAACTGAAATTGAAGAAGCATTGACTTCGCTGCTGAAAGCC